GCAGCGAGGCCACCGGCAAGCCCAGCCGCCGTGGCTGGCTGGCTCGGTAGCCTGAGCCCATGGCCTACACCTCCACCCAGCTGGCGGATCTGCGCGCTGCAATCGCCGAGGGCGTGTTGCAGGTGCGGTTCAGTGACGGCCGGCAGCTCACCTATCGCAGCCTTGATGAGATGCGCCGGATTGAGCAGGGCATGGCTGCCGAACTGGAGCCCACCACGACCGTGCGTCTTCGCCGCATTTACTACGGCATGACGAGGCCCACCTGATGGGAAAGCGCAGGAAGGCCCGGGATATTGAGAGCGCCCGGCGCGTGCTGGGCGAGTTCGAGGCGGCCAAGGAAACGCGGCGCACCAGCGGATGGTGGGCCAGCAACAGCGGCCCCAACAGCGACCTGCGCCAGGCGTGGTACTGGCTGGTGAAGCGTCACCAGGACCTGGCCGACAACGACGCCTACGCCTCCAGGGCCATCGGCGTGATCGTCAACAACTGGATCGGCGATGGCATCATGTCCACCCCGCAGGGTGCGACCCGCCGGTACAACCTGGCGTGGAAGCGCTGGGCGGACACGCCCGAGAGCGACTTCTACGGGATCCATGACTGGTACGGGAACCAGGCCGTGGGCGCCAGGACCACCGCCGTGCGCGGTGCGGTGCTGGTGCGCAAGCGGGTGAATCCTGAGCTGTTCGACCGCTATGGCGTTGCGCCGCTTCAGGTGCAGATGCTGGAGCCCGACTGGCTGGACTTTAACAAGGACAACGGAATCGACATCCTGTTTGGCCAGCAGTTCGACAGCGGCGGCCGGCTACAGGGCTACTGGATCCGCGACAATCACCCAGGCGAATCAGCCCTGGCCACAGGCATCAGGATCCAAAGCACCTTTGTGCCGAAGGAAGAGATCAGCCTGCACTTTGACTCTCGCCGCGCCGGCCAGCGGATGGGCCTGCCGTTTGGCACCGCGGCGATTCTGACCCTGCGGGATATGGGCGACATCCGCGCCGCCCAGCAGATGAAGGACAAGATCGCCGCGTGCTTCTTTGGCGTCGTCACCGACATGGACGGCGAGCAAGACCCGAACAAAACCGGCATTGAGTTCGACACCATTGAACCTGGAGCGGTGGAGCACCTGCCCCCGGGCCGCAACTTCCAGGCCTTCAGTCCGCCGAGTTCCGGTGACTTCGTGAGCACCCACCGCGAGTACGCCCACGCAGTGGCAGCGGCCTACGAGATCACCTACGAATCGATGACGGGTGATCTGAGCAACGTCAATTTTTCAAGTTTCCGTGGTGGGTGGCTGGAGTTCAGCCGCCGGATCGCTTACCTGCGCGGCAAGGTCAGCGTGCCCGGAATGCTCAACCCGGTCTGCCGCTGGCACGACGAGCTGTCGCGGATGGTGGGGCTGCTCAAAGGCCCGATGGATTGGACCCACACCCCGCCGCGCCGGGAAATGATCGATCCGACCCGCGAGATCCCGGCGCTGATCGCCGCGGTGCGGGCCGGGATCATGAGTCTGTCCGAGGTGCAGCGGTCGTTTGGCTATGTGCCCGAGGAGATCATCACCGAACTGGCCGCCGATATGGACAGAGCCAAGGCGGCCGGCCTGACCCTGAGCGTGGATGCTGGCCTGGTGTCAGATTCAGGCGTTACCCAGGCGCGGCCGGTTGGGTCGGGCTTCATCAGCTCGGCGCCGGATCCGGGGAGTGACGCGGAAGACGATCCGGTGGAGCTGCCACCTGTGGCGCCCTAGCACCTCAGACTCCGTAGCCTGAGTCCAGCGACTATCAGGCAATGGCTCTTGGTGTGACGGTGAAAGCAGCAGCGGCTACGACGCCGGTGCTCCAGCTCTATGGCGACGTGGGCATGGATGTGCTGGCCGCCGACGTGGCCCGAGCCCTGGAGCAGGCCGGCGGCCGGGACATCACGATCAACCTGTTCAGCTACGGCGGCGACGCCGGCGAGGGCCTGGCGATCCACGACATCCTCGCCCGCTACCAGGGCAAGAAAACCATCGTGATCGATGGCGTCGCGGCCTCGGCCGGCTCCATGGTGGCCATGGCGGGCGATCGGGTGGTGATGCCCGACAACGCCCTGCTGATGATCCACAACTGCTGGAGCATGGCGGCCGGCGATGCTGAATCCCTGCGGACTTCGGCCAACCTGCTCGACACCTACTCCGCCAGCTACCGCCAGACCTACGCCCGCAAGTCCGGCGCAGCCGAGGCCCAGGTGGATGAGTGGATGGCGGCCGGCGCTGGTGCCGGCACCTGGTTCACCGCAGCCGCTGCCGTTGAGGCCGGCCTGGCCGATGAGGTGGCCGCCCCGGTTGACGTGCGCGCCAGCGTGCCGCGCTTGCCCGCCGATCGGTTCACCAATCCCCCGGCCGCTCTGCTAAGGGGCTGGGCAGCACTTCCTAGTCTGAGTCCAGAGGAAAACCCCAATCCCTCCCTGATTCCAATGACCGCACAAACTCAGGCCGGGGGCGCACCGGCCGCGACCACTGAGGTGCAGCCCGTGGCAGCCGCCGCGACTGAGGCTGTGACCGTCCAGGCTCAGGCTCCCCAGCCTGTGGCCGCCTCCACCGAATCCGCCACCGTTGCCGCCCTGCGCCGCGAGACCGACATCCGCCGTTGCGCCGCCTCCGCCGGCCTGGCCGCTGATGTGGTGCAGGCCATGGTTGACGGCGGCAAGCCGTTCACCGAAGTGGCCATGGATATCGTGACCGCGCACGCTTCGGTGATCGAAGGCCGTGCCGGTGCTGCTGGCCACCCTGCTCGGATCCAGGTCACCCGCGACGCTGGTGATTCGGTGATGGCCGGCATCGGTGAGATGCTGGAAGCCCGCATCAACCCCGGCGCCAAGATCGGCGACGCTGGCAAGCAGTACCGCGGCTACTCCCTGATGGAGTGTGTGCGGATCTTCGCCGAGAGCCGCGGCATCAACACCGCCGGCCGCTCGAAGAGCGACCTGGTGGCAATGGCCATGCACAGCACCAGCGACTTCCCGCTGCTGTTCTCCAACCTGGCCGGCAAGACCCTGACCGCCGCCTATGAAGAGGAGCCCCACACCTGGAAGCCCCTCGCCAAGCAGCGCAACTTGCCCGACTTCAAGCAGGCCAGCGATCTGGTGCTGGCTGCTGACCTTGCCCCTGAGCTTCTGCTTGAGGGTGGCGAATACAAAAAAGGCACACTTGCGGAGGCGCAAGCTACCTGGAAACTCGCTACTTATGCTCGCAAAGTAACGATTTCGAGGCAATCGATCATCAACGATGATCTCTCTGCCCTGGAGCGGACGCCTGAGTACCTGGGCCGTGGCTTCCGCCGCCTTGAGTCCAACCTGGTGTGGGCCCAGATCACCAGTAACGCCAACGTTTCCGTTGACGGTGCTGCCTTGTTCGCTGCTGGCCACAACAACACCGGCACCGGTGTGATCGGCATCGCTGGTGTCAACGCCGCGAAGAAGGCCATGCGCAAGCAAACGGACATCTCGGGTGTGACGGTCAACCTGACCCCGGATTATCTGATCGTTCCCACCGATCTGGAAGCCACCGCCCTGCAGTTCCTCTATCCCACCGGCTACGCCCCTGCGGCGCTGACCGGAGCAGCCGGCCCCAACGTTTACGCCGGCGCGATGCAGCTGATCGTCGAGCCCCGCCTCGATGGCTCCGCCACCCAGTGGTACGCCGCTTCCGCCCCCAGCAAAGTGGAAGGCCTGGTGTACGGCTACCTGGCTGATGAGCCCGGCCCGACCATCACCCCCGTGACCGAGCGGGATCCTGATGGCCTGACCCTGCTGGCCCGCTTCGACTTCGGCTGCGCAGTGAAGGACTACCGCTTCATCTACCGCTCGACCGGCGCCTGATCCTGACCCCCTGGGCCGGCGACCCCGGCCTTTCATTCATCCAACCCCCGAGGTAACCCACCGTGAAAAACTCCATCCAAGAGGGCGAGGTTCTCGCTCTTGCCGCCCCCTATGCCGTCGCCTCCGGCGGTGGCGCCCTGATCGGCTCCATCTTCGGTGTCGCCGTCACCGCCCTGGCCAACGCCGAGGTTGGCAGCTTTGAGCTTGAAGGCGTGTTCACCCTGCCCAAGGCCACCGGCGCCGCCACCCTTGGCGCCAAGTGCTACTGGGACAACACGAACAAAAACGTCACCGCCACCTCGACCAGCAACACGCTGATTGGTGTGTTCGTGGCCGCCTACGCCTCTGGCGACACCAGTGCCAACGTCCGCCTCAACGGCTCCTTCTGATGGGCTGGGCCACCCTTTCGGCAGCAGCCAATCGGGTGGCCTTTGACCGCCTGGGCAGCGTCAGCGTTGTTGCTGGCGCTGTCACCGGGCAAGGCTTTCTCTCTCAAAACTCCGAGATCATCCTCGGCGGCGAGCTCACCATCATCGATTATTTGCTGACCGTCCCCACCAGCACCTTCGGCAGCCTGAGCTATGGCGATCTGGTGACGGTTGATGGCACTAGCTACAGGTGCGAAACCCAGCCGCAGCGCTTTGACGATGGCACGTTTTGTCGGGTGCCGTTGGTGAAGTCTGATCCTGATCAAGCCCCCGTGCTGATCCTGGACGGTGACTTCCTATGACCACCTATCAGTCCCAGTCCACCCGAGTTCGCCAGCTATTCAGCACCCTGGCAGCCGTCACGGCCAGCAACCCGGTGCTGCTGGAGGGCGAAAAGTGGAACGAAAAAGACGCAACGACAGGCCGCGCCACTGGCCGCAGCAAGACGGGCGATGGCGTCGTCTCGGCTGACAAAACCACCATCACCGGCACGGCGTTCAATGATCTGCCATTTGATCCTGGGGGTAGCAGCACATCGCTGAGCGATGCCACGCCTCAGGCCCTTGGCACTGCAGCCGCTGGCACCGCCTCGACAGGCAGCCGCAGCGACCACCGCCACGCCATGCCCACGGCTAACCAGGTGGGCGCAGACGCCACGGGGACCGCAGCAGCAGCGGTGGCGGCAGCAGCCGGGAACTACGCCACGACAGCGCAGGGGGCCAAGGCCGACACAGCGGTTCAACCGGCTGGGTTGTCGAGCTATGTGCAAACGAGCGACAGCCGCCTGAGCGATGCCAGGGAATGGAGCGCTGCCACGGTTACACAGGCCACCGCAGAGGCTGGCGTTAGCACCACGCGAGTTGCTTACAACCCATTAAGGGTGTTCCAAAGCATCGCCGCTTGGTGGACGGCAAATACATCAGCGCTAGGGAGATCCTTGGCCACTGCAGCCAACGCTGCAGCCGGTCGTACTGCATTGGAGCTGGGCTCTGCGGCTACGACTGACGCAAGTGCATACGCTACGGCAGCACAAGGTACAAAAGCCGACTCAGCTGTGCAATTGGCAGCGCTGGCCTCTGGATTGGCGGGCAAGGCGGATCTGGTTGGCGGCCTGGTGCCTTCAGTGCAACTTCCAGGATTCGTTGATGACGTTTTGGAGTACGCCAATGTCGCGGCATTTCCAGCGACGGGCGAAAGCGGAAAACTGTATATCAGCTTGGCTACTAACCGCCAATATCGGTGGTCGGGTTCAATTTACGTCGAAATCAATCCCAGCCCCGGCAGCACTGATGCAGTACCAGAAGGCTCGGTCAACCTGTATTTCACGACTGCCAGGGGCGAGGCGGCAGCAACGTCTTGGTGGGCTGCAAGTGCGTCAAAGGTCAAGCTCGATGGCATCGCCAGCGGGGCCACGGCAAACAGCTCGGATGCCACCCTGCTGGCCAGGGCCAACCACACCGGCACGCAAGCTGCTGGCACGATCACCGGCCTGGCCACCGTGGCCACTAGTGGCGCCTACGCGGATCTGAGCGGTAGGCCGACGCTCGGCACGGCAGCCGCAGCGGCAAGCACCGCCTTTGCTGCTTCTGGCGCAGTCACCGGGTCGGGCCTGACCGTCACGAGCAGCCGAGTGATTGGCCGCAGCGCGGCGGGCACGGGTGCGCCTGAGGAAATATCGATCGGCACTGGTCTGAGCCTGTCCGGTGGAGTTCTGAGCGTGACCGGCGGTGGGGCCACCAACATTTGGATCCCTGCAGCTCAGTGGATCCCTGCGACTACCAACGGTTGCGGCATTAACTCCCTAGAAACAACTACCAACAAAGTCAACTACGACGTTTTGGAATTTGATTCCACCACATCAGAACAGGCTGACTGCATCGTTACGCTTCCCAATAACTGGAGCTATGGCACGGTAACGGCACAGTTCTATTGGACTGCTGCGAGCAGTTCGGGTGGGGTGGTGTTTCAACTGGCGGGGCTGGCCTATGGAGACAACATTGCGATTGACACGGCAATGGGAACAGCGCAGTCGGTAGCCGACACGTTGCAGACAGTCAACAACATGCACGTTTCAGCGGCCACGGCAGCCATTACGATTGCGGGCACTCCAGCAGCCAATAAGCCGGTGCAGTTTCAGATCAAGCGGTTGCCTGCTGATGCCAGCGATACCTTACTTGCTGATGCCAGACTTATTGGTGTGGAGGTGATTTTCTAATGCACCGCAGAGCCAGGCACCTAAATCCTGTAGCCGCTGGTGCAACCAGTGCGCTGGATGCACGTTTCATTGCTGGCCTGGCCGATGGCGCCAGTGTGTCTTCGTGGGCATCAAGAGCAGGCGCATCACTTACTTTTACTCAGGCTACGACAGCTCGCCAACCAATCTTTACGTTAAGGAGCCAAGGCGGCCAGCCGTCCGTGAAGCATGTTGCCGGGTCTAACCAGTGGATGAGTACGACACAAAGATTAGTGGGGGATACGACGCCTCTATATACGGCATTTTACGTCGGCACATCTGCTGTATCAATGACTAGCAACACCAGCTTCGTCGGAGGATATTTAGGTCCTGCGTTTACTTTCATTATGTTTAATACCTTTTTTTTCATAGTCAGTACAGCTATTGTTCAGTATGGAGCATTTGGAAATGGGTCGATAACGGCCCAGGGGAGGAGCGGAACCGCTCAAATTTTTACAGCCTCCAGAATCCCTGGGGGCGACTCATACACCACTACTACCACTGGCTCTACTGCAAATTTGGCAACGAACCGCAATGGTTCTACGATTGATAATTTTGCGAATGGTGACTCTTATGCGTTTTCCTTGATTCCGGCGCAAATCACCGGCTCTCTACGGCTTAGGCTGTTACAGAGTTACGCTTTTTCGTTCAAACTTCAATCTTAACCTCATGTCCATTTTCTTCAGCACTACCAACCCATCAGACGTCAGGGAAATTGACGACGAAACAATTGCGGCATGGGAAGTCAGTGGCAATCCAAAGCTAAACTTTTGGGCCGAGCAGCCTGCACAGCCGTCACCCGATGCGGCCTGGGTAGATGGGGAATGGGTGATCCCGCCACCCCCAGAACCCACCCCCGACTGGCCCCGCTTCAAAAGAATCGCCCTAGGCAGCGACACGCTGAAGTCCATCGCCATCGCGGCATATCCGTCCGAGCCAATCGCAGCAGGAGCACTATCAGCCTCGCTCTATGAGGCCGAAAAAGGCAACATTGCCGATTTTGCTGGTGCCTGGAAATTGGTGTGCGTCGCTGCAAACGTCACCCCCGAGGTTGTTACTGGTTTCGTTGGCGTGGCCCAAGCCTGCAATCTCCCGGCGGAGTTCGTGGCCGCGCTCTCGCCAGAATGAGCTATCCCCTCACACCAGCCATGCCACCTGAGGACGTTTCGCACAGGGACATCTACGTTCGCCTGGCAGAGCTTGGAGCCAAGATCGATTCAATCCTGGCGATCATGGCCGAGCGCAAGGAAGATGTAGCAAGGATCACCAAAGACCTCGACGCATTGTTCAGTCGTCAACGTCAACTGGAAACCCGGCTGGCGCAGATCGCCGGTATCGGCCTGGTGTTGGCGGTGGGGATCCCGGCTCTCGCCACCATGTTTCAGCTCAGGCT